AGTATCTTCACCTAGTAAGAACCTAACTACTGCAACAGTTAATAATATAGGTTCAGCATGGAAGTATGCTACAGGTCAGAGTCATAGTGAGATAAGTATTAACTTCCTCATGCCAAGAGGTGCTAGATCATATACATTTTTTGAAAGGTGGATGAGTCATATTAATAATGATGCTACTAACTACGTTGATTACTTTGATGACTATACAACAGATTTAATCATCTATAAGATGGAAAGAGGAGAAGGTAAGAGAGAGCAGGTAAGGCAAAGTGATCTTATAAAGGAACAGCAGGGAGATAATAAAAAGAAGAATAATATGCAGAATAGCTATTATTATGAGAACCAGATTTCAGGTGCTTGGGTTATTGAAGAGGTATTTCCTTATAATCTAGGACAGATTTCTATGCAGAACGGTCCTGCTGCACTCTCAAGTTTTAGTGTTGGATTCCAGTATAGTAGATGGAGATGGTTCCCTAACTTTGGTGGAAATGATAAGAAGTTCTCTAGGAATCCACCTTTATCATCAATAATCAATCAGAATAAGAATCCAACCTTTAACTTACTTAAGTCTTTAGGTGCACTGGCACAGGCATTTTTATCTTCTTCTAATTGGAATCCTGATGAAATATCTGAGTTTTCTAGTAACGGTATTGATTTGAATGCTATTGCTAAAACTCCTAATCCTAATTTCACAGGACCACCTGATGCACAACCACCTAATGCGGTTACTGGATCTGGAACCATCTATAAATTAGATGGTCTTGAGAAAACTGGTTTTACACTTACTCAAGAAGAGTATGATGCTATTATTGCTCAGAATAATCAGAACAATAACAACGGTTGATTACTCTCCTAAATAATATTACTGAAGTGACTATCTATGGCATTACCAAAGCTCAATGTACCTCGGTATGCATTGACGCTTCCTTCAACAGGAGCGAAAGTTAAATACCGTCCATTCCTTGTTAAAGAAGAGAAAATGCTCCTCTTGGCAATGGAATCTGATGATCAAGCAATGATGGTTGAAACGATTACCAACTTAATTGAGAGTTGTACTAATCTTACAGGTGTCAATAAGCTTGCAACATTTGATATTGAATACCTATTCTTACAGATTCGTTCTAAGTCAGTGGGTGAAACCGTTGATGTGAACATGACCTGTCCTGATGATAATGAAACTCAAGTGCAAGTAACTATTCCTTTAGAGGAGGTTACAGTTAAGATTTCCGACAAACATACTAAGGAGATCAAGATTAATAAGGAAGTAGGTCTTGTTATGAAGTATCCTAGTATGGAGATGTTTGTTAAAAACAACTTCTCAGATACACCTGATGTTGAAAATGTATTTGATCTTGCTGTTGATTGTATTGATCAAATATTTGAAGGTGAAGAGGTATATGAAGCAAAGGAATCATCCAAAACTGAATTAATGGAGTTCTTAGAATCAATGAACTCAGCTCAATTCAAGATGATTCAAGAATTCTTTGAGACTATGCCAAAAATGAGTTATGATGTTAAATTCACTAACCCTAAAACCAAGAAAAAGCATTCCGTCACATTGGAGGGACTAGCAAGTTTTTTCGGTTAGCCCTTCTTCATACCACTTTGAAGAATTATTATGAGACTAATTTCGCTTTGATGCATCATCATAAGTGGGATATTGAATACTTGGAACATATTATGCCATGGGAGAAGGAAATCTATGTACATCTTCTTATCAACCACCTAAAGGAGGAGGAGAAGAGATATAAAGATCGTCAAAAACAAAAAGCAATGTAATGGCAGGTAAAGTCAGACCATATAAAGTAGTTTCATCCGCATTTAGTACGAGTAAATACGGTGTGAAAATGTCTACGTCTCATAAACGTGGTCTGAGAGTTTCTACGGCTAAAATTGTAACCTCAATCAATAGAATAGGTGAAACAGTCAGTAGTATAGGTTCAATTGTTGAGGATATGCGTGATTTTTATCACGATCAGATTGAAACTATGTTTAATATCCAGCAAGATCTGGATAGGTCATTACAATTAGAGAAAGATCAAGACGCAGAAGAGGAAGCAGAAGGAGGAGGTCCGAAGACAAAAGAGGCTAAGGAAGAAGGAGAGAAAGAACTTAAGAAGAAAAGTAAGAAGAAAGGACTTTTTGGTTGGTTAGAAGATTTTTTAAAACCATGGGAGAATATTGCTGCCTTTTTAGCAAGAGCATTCATCTCTCGTGCTATGCTTAAATGGTTTGCTGATGAAAAGAATCTTAAAAAACTAGAGAATATAATTGAGACCATTGGTAAGGTAGGTAAATTTGCTATGGATCTGGCAGCTGGATCCATTGGTTTACTGATGGATGGTTTAGGTAGCGTATTTGGTGGAATTGATAAGGTAAGTAATGGTAAGTTAGGTGGTGCTTGGGACATGATAAAAGGTCTCGGAGGAGTTATTGCAGGTGTAGCTGGATTGAAAGCACTTGGTTATCTATTAAATCCATTTAGTCTTATCTCAGATATTATGGGTATCCTTGATGCTATTAACCAATGGAGGATTAATAGAAGGAAACCTAAACTAGATACTCCTGATGGTAATAAACCTAAAGTTAATGATGTAGACACTCCTGATAGTAAAACCAAAACCAAAACTAAAGTTAATGATGGTAAAGTTAAAGTTACAGGTACAGTTGAGGATATAACTGATGCTACTATTGACACTGGTAGGAAAGTTAAAGTTACTGGTGATGCAATAGAAACAACTGAGGATATAGCAACAACATTAACAAAGAATAGTGATAAAATTCCAAAGACTAGTTGGTGGGATAATATTGTTGAAGGTACTAAGAAAGGTCTTTCTGTTATTGGAGATATTCCTGGAAATCTCAAAAAAGCATGGCAATCTGCTTATAAGTGGTTGAATGAAGATGGATTGAAGATGCTCAATGAAATGTCTGAGGCAGCAAGAAAGAGGTGGGATGAGTTTGCACAGGCAGCAGCTGCACGTCGGAAACAGTCAATGGGATGGTGGGATAAGTTAAGTGGTAAGGTCGGTGATTTTAAAAAGTGGGTTGGTGAAGGTGTTGAAGGTGCTAAAAAAGGTGCTACTGAGTGGGCAGTTAGAAATATTGTAGAACCTTTAGGTAAATTCTTTGAACCAATATTGAAACCCATTCAAAACCTTGGTAAGCAATTAGTTACTGCTATTGAATCAACACCTGCTGGTAAGATGGTAGCAGAACAGTTGAAGAAGAGAGGATTATCTCTTGCTGAGCCAGGTCCATTAATTAAGAAGATTGGTGGTAAAGCACTTCCTGTTGTTGGTGGTTTACTTAACGCATTATTTGCTTATGATGCATTATCAAATGGAGATCCAGTAGGTGCAGCATTAGAAGCATTATCTGGTGCTTTTGACATATCTGGTTTGTTTGGATTTGTCCCAGGTCCTATGATATCATTAGGAATTGATGCTTACTTATTTGGTAGAGAGTTAGTTCCACCTATTAGAGAGTTAGAAGATAAAGCATTTAATGCATTACCAGGTATTAAACATGGTAAAAAATTCTTAGAGCAAATCGGACCTAAGTTACCAAAAGGACCTATAGAAAAACTACTTGGTGGATTAATGGGTGGTGGTGAAGAAGAAGTAGAAGAGAAGGCAATAGGTGGAATACTTAAGAATGTTAAGTTAAGTACAGATAAAATCTTTAATGGTATCAATTGGACTGCTGGTAAATTAGGAGAGGGAAGAGAAGGATTAAATGATGTTATAACAAGAGTTGGTCAGGAGTCTAATAGTCTTCTTGAATCTGCAAAAGGATTCATTTCCAGACCTATAAGCTCAATCAAAGAGAATATAGACAATACAATTACACGAATCCAACCAACAACTCAAGCAGATAAAAGTACAGTAGCTGATGTCTCTACAACTAATGCAAATATAAAAGCAGATGAGGAAATTGATAGTGGTGATAAGATTTCACCAGTATTCCTTCCAACAACTACAGCAATACCAATAAATACACCAGTACAACCTACAGTAATATTCAAGTCTAAATTGAACGCTTATAAGTAAATGGCAGTACAAAAGCAAAAAGAGGGTAAGACCTCAAAAATTAGATTTTATAAGTTCGTGAATCCTCAAGGTGGTCAGACTGGTAAGGATTTTCAGAATGCTGGTGTTGTTGCTGGTGATATTGTAGCTAACAGGACTGTTAGGGCTGTTAATTCATTAGGTATTACTATTAATAGTATTGGTCTAGTGATGCAAGACCTTAAAAGTTCTATGGCAACTGCTGCCAATGCACAAAATATGGTTCTTGATGACATTGCTAATAATGTACTTGGCGATGATCCTACTAATAATGTAAAACCGAAAAAGAAGAAGCTCGGAGGTATGACCAAATTTGTTAAGTCAACAATGATGGGATTCTTTGAAGCTTTAGCAAAGATGGGATCCTTTCTCTTCAAAGCTTTTGTTGCTCGTGGTCTATTCAAATGGATGTCAGATCCTAAAAATATTGAGAAGTTAGAGAACATCTGGGAAGGAATTAAGACT